AATAATGCTCTCGGAGAAAGCTAATGTCAAATATGTTGGAACAAGCTATTATCGATGCAGAGGCGTTGAAAGAAGCGGCTCTTAAAAATGCAGAACAGACAATTATTGAAAAGTACTCTAAAGAAGTAAAAGAAGCGGTAAATGTCCTACTTGAACAAGAGATGCCAATGGACGCAGCCGCAGGCATGATGCCGCCTGAAATGGGGATGATGCCGCCTGAAGTCGCGCCGCCATCAGCCATGGTCGATGATGTTCCTTTGGCTGCCACAGAAGGTGAAGAGCTTTGCCCTTGCCCAGAAGAAGATGAAAAAGTCGAAATCAGTTTCGGTCAACTCCGAAAAATGGCCGGCCAAGATCAAATGGCAGCCGGCGGCCCACCACTTGGCGCACCTATGGCCCCGGAGATGATGGGTGGCATGCCGCCAGAGGAAGAAATGATGATGGAACAGGAACTTGCTGACGACGAACTCTTTCTTATTTTAGAAGAGATGGATATGGAAGAAGAGGAAGAAGAGGAGGAATATGAGGAAGAGGAAGAAGACACAATTGAGATCGAAGATGCAGAACCAGAAGATTTGGCTTCTATGGCTATGATGGCTGTACATAGCCTAGCTGTAAAAGCTGGTGCAGAGGATCTTTCTACTACTGTTGAAACTGACGACGATGACGATATGGATTTTGAACCCGTTGACGATGACGATGATAACCCATTCGACAACACCGCCACTGTGGACGACGAAGACGACGAAGACGACGACGATGATGATGTGTTGGACGAAGATGACGATATACAACTTAATGAATCTGATTTAGCTGAAATTTTGGAGGCACTGGCTGTAGACGTACACAATGTACCGACCGGCCAACCGGGCGGCGGAAGTAATAACGCGCTTGACGAAGAAAATCTAGATATATTAAATGCACAGTTGGCGAATGAAAGCGAAGTAACTCCTTCAATTTTAACTCCAGGAGTTGGAGCTAACCTCGAAGCACAAATTACACAAGAGAATGATGATCTTAAAGAATCATTACAAACATATGATAAACATTTTAAAACTTTAAATGAAAAAAATAAACACTATGAAAGCTTACTTGTAAAATTGAAGAACAGACTTGAAGAAGTCAATCTTACAAATGCAAAATTGCTTTACACGAACAGGACTTTGAATAGCGACTCCCTGAATGAGCGGCAAAAAAATAAAATTGTCAATGCGATTTCAAAGGTCCAGTCAGTTGAAGAGGCGAAAGTTGTTTATGAAACTCTTCAAAGCACGGTGGTGCCAGCGGCAAAAAGACGCGGGCCAGAATCACTTAGCGAAGTAGTTAGACGCCCTTCAACGCTTTTACCACGTAAACAGAGCGTGGTAAAACCTTCAGATCCGATATCGGATCGTTGGAAGATCTTAGCAGGTATTAAATAAACCTAATCAATAATCAAAAAGGAGATTAAAATAAATGTCTGTATTACAAAAGTTAACTGAAGGTATCGTTAACAGAGATCTCCAGAAGGAAGGTACTGCCCTACTTAATAAGTGGGAAAAGACTGGCCTTTTGGAGGGTATCGATCAAGATCACCTTCGTACTGGAATGGCTGTTCTCTTAGAGAATCAAGCCAAAGAGCTTCTTCGTGAAGCTTCTACAATGGCCGCTGGTGACGTTGAGGGATTTGCTGCTGTAGCATTCCCCCTTGTACGTCGCGTTTTTGGCGGCCTTATTGCTAATGACCTTGTAAGTGTTCAGCCCATGAGCTTGCCTTCTGGACTGATCTTCTTCATGGACTTTCAGCATTCTAACACCCGTTTAGGCTATACTGGCGGCGCTGATGGAGATTCACTCTACGGCGGCGGCGTCATTGGTCAACAGGTTACTGGTGGTGTAGTTCTTACTGGCACCAGTGCTGAGAAGGGCTTTTATAACCTTAACAATGGTTATGCCTCGCCAACTGGTTCAGTTGGTCATGTTGTTGGCGCAAAGATCGCCGGCGGCACTGTTGGCCTTACCGACTCGACCGATCTTATGAATAAGCTGACTCGTTATGATCCTGACCTTAGTGGTTCAACCTGTGTTATTACTAAGGTAACTGGGAACGTTAACTTGGCGCAGCTTAACATTGACAACTTGGTTGCGGTAGCGCTCACTAGTTCTCTCACAAATGGTACGCTCAAGCGTCGTTTAACTCAGATTCACTCTGGTTCAACTTCGAAAAAGGATCCGGGAAGCGCGGCGGGCTTCTCGCTGCAGCTTGTGTATGAAGCTAACTCTGGCGTGAGCGAAGCTACCCTCAGAACAGAAGTTGAGACTAACGTAGTTGGTCTGTCCTTCCCGATCTCTGATAACTTTGACAACGTTGCAGAGACTCCAGGCCGCGGCCTTGGTGCTGTTGTTGGTGCTGATACGTGGGGTCTTGAAAATGATTCATTCATCCCTGAGATCGACATTAAAGTCGACAGCGTATCCGTTACGGCTATCACCAAAAAGCTCAAAGCGAAGTGGACCCCTGAACTTGGTCAGGACCTCAACGCTTACCACAACCTCGATGCAGAGGTAGAGCTTACTGGTATTCTCTCTGAGCAGATTGCTCTCGAGATTGACCGTGAGATCCTTGAAGACCTTATCAAAGGCGCGCAGGCTGGTACTTATTACTGGTCTCGTAGTCCTGGTAAGTTCGTACATCGTACAGCTGGCCACGAAGTCGGCGCAACTACTGTTGCTCCCGATTTCACCGGTACTGTATCTGAATGGTACGAGACTCTCGCTGAGACGATTAATGATGTGTCTGCCCAGATTCATCGTAAGACTCTTCGCGGAGGCGCAAACTTTGTTGTTTGCGGTCCAGAGGTCGCCAACGTCCTCGAGTTCACCAGTGGCTTCCGTGCGGATGTAACTGGTGATCAGGATCGAGGATCCGTAGGTGCTGTGAAATCAGGTTCTCTCAGCAAGAAATGGGATGTCTATGTTGACCCCTATTTCCCGAGGAACCTTATTCTCGTAGGTCGTAAAGGTGGCTCGTTCCTTGAGAGCGGCTATGTTTACGCTCCTTACGTGCCTCTCCAGGTCACTCCGACAATCTTCGGTATTGAAGACTTCGTGCCCCGTAAGGGTGTCATGACTCGATATGCCAAGAAGATGGTCCGACCTGACTTTTACGGTCTCGTCATCGTCGAAGATCTTTTGGGTTAATTCTCAAAGATAATTTCTAAGTAAAATTAGGAGTTTGGCAAAAAAAGGCCCCGGGTGAAAGCTCGGGGCCTTCTTTTTTGCATTGAGGAGACTATTTATAAGTGTACAAACGGCTTGTCCGCAAGTCCATTAATTTTCACAGCATAGGAGGAAAAAAATAATGGGATCTAAAAGAGCAATTAATTTATTAAGAAGGGGTATGGTTCCGGCCATGACCGCAAAACTTACAGGTGCAACTAATCTTGTAAAAGACTATGAATCACTTACCGCAGCTACAAAGACAGTTACCGCAGCAGATTCAGGCACTGTATATGGATTTAACAGAGCAGGTGGAGTAGCAGTAACTTTACCAACACCTGCTGCTGGAGTTCATTATACTTTCGTAGTTGAAACCACTTTTACTACAGCTGGAAGTATTACAACAGCAACATCTGATGGTACAGATGGATTTGTTGGATTTTTAACCCTTCATGACCCTGCTACAGCGACTGATACAAATACATTTATACCAGCAGCTTCTAATGATAGTATTGATTTAGGGTCGGTTGAACAAGGGTGGCTAGCCGGCGGAGTTATAAAACTTACAGGACTTAATACAACTACATGGCTCGTTGAAGGAAATTTAATTGGTGACGCTACATTAGCAACCCCATTCCAAGATGCTCCATAATAACTAACAATTCTTAACAATTGTCACAATTAAGACCCCCGCCCCTAAAAAGGCGGGGGTTTTCTTTTCATGGCAAACTATTTAGTATGTATAGGAGAACCTAATGAATGGCAGTCCCACGTCTAACACCATCGAGCATAACAAGCGCGATAACACTTCCAGCAACTGGCAGTGTTAGCAATGTTTCCTCTTCGCTATCGTTTGGGATGTATCTCCGCGTATCAGGAGCAGCCGACTTCAAAGCCGGCGCCGCCGATCAAGTTGCCTACACATTTAAAAAATTAGGCGGAGACGTCCTAGACATAGAACTTACAGAAGGCAACGTTTATGCAGCTTACGAAGAAGCCTGTCTAGAATATTCATATATACTAAACATACATCAGGCAAAGAATTCATTATCTTCAATGCTCGGTGGTACAACAGGAAGTTTTGATCACGATGGAATCATACATTCTGGCAGTATCAACATGGCTACAGGCAAACCATTAAGTGGTTCAAACGTTGCTCTCAAATTTCCTAATATTGAATTCACATATGCAAGACGCGTCGGAGACGCTCTTTCTACAGAAGCCGGAGTTGGAGGATATGACACAGTTTATTCTGCTTCTTTCGATACAGTTGTTGATCAACAAGATTATGACTTACAGAGTATTGTACAAAGCGCAGCGGGCGACAATATAGACAACAGTAGAATATTAATAAAGAAAGTATATTATAAATCACCCCAAGCCATGTGGAGATTTTTTGGTTATTATGGCGGTTTGAATGCTGTAGGGAATCTTCAAAATTATGGCCAATGGGCGGATGATTCTCAATTCCAAATTGTACCAGTGTGGCAAAATAAACTCCAAGCTAAAAGCTTTGAAAGTGCGATTTATACAAGAAACTCTCACTATTCGTATGAACTTAGGAACAATAAACTTAGAGTATTCCCGATCACAACTACTGTTGGCCCGAAAAAAATGTGGTTTGAGTATACAATTCGTAATCAAAACGATGCGTGGGATCAGGACAAAGATAAAAAAACTAATACTGGCGGCATCAACAATATGAACACCCTACCTTTTGAAAACATACCATATAACCATATAAATTCAATAGGGAAACAATGGATTAGAAGGTTTACTCTCGCCTTGTGCAAAGAGATGCTGGGATATATAAGAGGAAAGTTTGCAACCATACCAATACCGGGCGAAGCTATAACTTTGAATGGAGATGCTTTAATTAGTCATGCAAAAGAAGAACAAAGCGCACTAAGAGATGAATTGAAAGGAGTTCTTGATGAGTTAACCTATTCCAAGTTGGCAGAACAAGAAGCCACCATGGCCGATGCAGCCGTTAACGTGCAGACAAAGATACCATTGCCTGTATTTGTAGGATAAAGGGGAAGCTTGAGAAATGCCAAAATGGTCTCAGCCAAAGCAGCCGCCTCCCCCTCTCTTTGTTGGTAAGAAAGAACGCGATCTTGTTAAACAAGTAAATGATGAACTTATTGAAAGGGTCATTGGGCAGCAAGTCTTATATTACCCAATAAGCTTAGAGCACACAAATTTCCATGATCTTTATGGAGAGGCGATGGTTAAGTCGTTTTTGCCTCCAATTAGAGTATACGCGTTAGTGAGTTTTGGAGGCTTGTCGACAGGCTTTATGAACAACGTTGGGATCGACAATGAAACAACTATCTCAATTAAGTTTCACAAAAGAAGACTGACCGAAGATCAGGATTTATTTGTCAGAGTTGGTGATTTCGTTTTGTACGGTGATATTTATTATGAGATTACTTCTTTGGTAGAGCCAAAACAGCTGTTTGGCCAAATAGAACACAAGTTTGAAATCTTGGCAGAGTGCATCAAAGCACGCGAGGGTCTTTTTGATGCCACATGATGACACAACAATAAAACTCAACTCTAATGTATTGGAAGAAAAATTAATTCAACCTTCTACTTTAGAAAACATAGATAGAGCGTTGTTTGAATACGTAGACAATGAATTTGATATATCTTGTGATACCAATAAAGGGTTCAAAAAAGTACCAGTTGTGTGGTTGTCGGCCGAGCGAGCGTTCCAAATAAAAAACAATAAAGAGCTGCGAGATGATAAAGGGATTTTGATATTACCTATCATTGCGGTCGAAAGAACTTCTCTTAGTAACAATTTATCTAATAAAGGTATTTTTCAGGCCCACATCCCTCCAGGACTAGATGAAAAGGGCGGTTCCATTTCTATTGGAAGAATTGTAAACCAAGATAAAACTTCAAACTTTGCAAATGCAGATGCCTATAGATTGAGGAAACAAGTTAATCATCCTAGAAAAAATGAAAAAGTTGTTTATCAAAATATTTCAATTCCACTACCGGTTCATGTAGAAATGATGTACAGAATTACATTGCGATGTGAATACCAGCAGCAAATGAATCAAATGGTCACCCCTTTCATTACAAGGACAGGTGCCATCAACCATTTTCTTTTGAAAAGGAATGAACACAAGTATGAAGCGTTTATCGAAGATAGCTTTACGCCAACGACAAATGCAGCAAATTTAGCTACTAACGAAAAAATGTATCAAGCAGATATTAATATAAAAGTATTGGGTTATATAATTGGTGAGGATAAAAATCAAGAACAACCGAAAATTGTTTTTCGCGAAACCGCTGTTGAGGCAAAAATGCCCAGAGAAAGGGTGATGACAGCTGATTCACCAGAACACATTGATAAGAGAGGATTTTATAGAGAATAGTTTTTACGTTTCAGGGTTTCTCTTACTATTTATTAAAGAATTGTCTACACACATTTATTAAGGAGAATAAACAGCATGTCCGAAAAAAAGTTTAATTTTGTTTCACCAGGAATATTTCTAGAAGAAATCGATAATTCACAACTACCGAACGCCGGCCCTGATATTGGCCCGGTTGTAATTGGAAGAACCGAACGAGGTCCCGGAATGCGACCCATAACGGTTAACTCCTTTTCAGAGTATGTGGAATTATTTGGAAATCCAGTTCCTGGTGGGAGAGGCGGAGATTCTTTTAGAGAGGGAAATTATAGTAGCCCTATGTACGCGACTTACGCTGCTCAAGCTTGGTTAAGAAACAATTCTCCTTTGACAACTGTGAGGCTTATGGGCTATCACCACCCAAATAGAACATCTGGTGACGGCGAATGGAATGCTGGTTGGGACTTAGGCAATATCACGAATATGCAAGGCGTTGGCGCCCGCGCAACACCGACCGACGCCGGAGCCGGCGCCTATGGGCTGTTCTTGTTCAACTCTTCTTCTACGGGAACGCAAAAGTTGAACTTGGGTGCAGTGTTTTATTCGAAGACTTCGCTTGGCCATGTTGTGCTAACTGGAACGATGGAACAAGCCTCGCAATATGATAATTACGCTGGCAATGCGGCGTCTACACCGACCACTGCGTCACAATGCACTCCGATTGAAACAAGCTCTGCAAACAGAGGCGCCGAGTTTACTGCTATGATAGGTAGTCATGATACCGTTTATGCTGGCACCGCTGAGAAAATCGTTTTCAATTTTGATGAAAACTCCGACAATTATATTAGAAATGTTTTTAACACGAATGCAACGCTAACTAACGCCGCTATTGATAGAGATGACAATGAGACTTATTTTCTGGGAGAATCGTATACGAGATCTTTGCTAGCCCAAGAAACTTACGGTCAAGATGGCTCTCCTCGCACCGGACTTTCTTCTCTCAATGATATCACTCATGGGGTGATCGTGGCTCTCAAGACACAAGGGGGAACGGAATGGGCAGATCGCCAAAGACAAGCTAGTGCCGGCCGCACTGGATGGTTCATTGGCCAAGATATCGGAGACGCCGCGAATTACAAACCGGCAGACAAACAAAAATTGTTCAGACTTATTGCTCGCGAAGACGGAACCTGGACACAGAATAATGTTAAAGTGTCTATTGACAACATTAGACCAGCGACTAATAAAAGTACTCGATTTGGAACGTTCACAGTTGTACTTAGAAAAATTGATGACTTGGACAAGGCACCAAAAGTTATTGAAAGGTTTACTGGCTGCGATTTGAACCCAAATTCTGCAAATTATGTCGCTAGAAAGATTGGTGATAAGTATGTAGAGTGGGATGAGACTCAAAGACGATATCGCAATTATGGCAATTTCACTAATATGTCAAAATATGTTTATGTGGATGTGAACAAGACTGTTGAAGGCGGCGGCGCAGATGACCGGTTGCTTCCTTTCGGATTTTTTGGCCCTCCAAAGCCTAAAGATGTTACCGGCTTGAAGATCGACGGCGATATGGCCGCCGACAACTCAGTTTGGATATCACCAGAAGAAAATAATATTCCACCAAGAGGCGGTGCCCTCTTTGGTAATGACCACAGTACCGCTATCCTTACTACGCCAAATCTGACAGCTTCGTTCTTGTTTCCCAAACTTCCTTTGAAGTTGCATGGACAGCAGGGGAATCTTCCGAAGCCTACCATGCAATATTGGGGTATAGATTTGGCCAAGAGCGGTTCGTCAAAGTTTGATACGAGCCTTGCAGAACTTCTTCGTCCAGTGGCTACAGTTGGTCCGGATGTTTCAGACGACGCCGCCGCGCTCGAGTACATGTACATTTTCTCGCTAGATAACCTCGTGGAATCTGGCAGTGTTGGTGCTTCGTATATGTCCGGTTCGCGGTCCACGCATTTAGTGTCTGAGTCTAATGGCGGCAACAGCTCCGATGGCCGGCCTCGCGGTTCCATCACCTCTCACAGTGGCTCGAGCGTATTGCTGACGGGAAGTAACCATGGTTATAACCGCTTTACTACGGTCTTCCATGGAGGATTCGACGGCTTGGATATTACGGAGAAAGATCCATTCAGAAACGAGTTCATTACTGCCAATGGTTCTGAGACCAATAATTACGCTTTTTATTCTATTAAACGTGCAATCGATAGTATTAGGGATGCAGAGGTGATTGAAATGAATCTTGCTACAATCCCCGGAATTACGCAGCCGGCCCTCACTGAGCATCTTATTAGTATTTGTGAGGATCGAGGCGACGCGCTAGCTATCATTGATCTTGAAAAAGATTATGTACCTCCGCACGAGAATGAAGCAACAGAAGCGGCCAATAAGCCAAATGTTGACCTTGCAGTTAATACGCTCAAAGGCCGACAGATTAACTCGAGTTATGGATGCGCTTATTTTCCATGGGTACAGATCAGGGATACCATTAGTAATGCCATTTTGTTTGTACCACCATCTGTTGTTGCCCTAGGCACAATGGGTTCGAGCGAGGCTGTACGAGAAGTTTGGTTTGCGCCTGCAGGGTTTACCCGCGGCGGCCTGACTGACGGCGCAGCTGGAGTCCCAGTAACAGGTGTAAAGATGCACCTTTCATCTGATGACAGGGATAAACTTTACGCAGCGAATATCAACCCAATTGCGTCATTCCCAGCAGAAGGTATCGTAATTTTCGGACAGAAGACATTGCAAGTTACACCGTCTGCTTTGGATAGAATCAATGTTCGACGCTTGTTGATCTTTATCAAGAAGCAAGTTTCGAGGATTGCCGCAACCACCTTGTTCGAACAGAACGTTGTGGCGACGTGGAATGGCTTTAAAGGCCAGGTTGAGACGTTCCTCTCCAATGTCAAGGGTGGCCTAGGTTTGACCGATTTCAAGGTTGTTCTAGACGAGACTACAACGACACCAGAGCTAGTCGATAGGAACATCATGTACGCCAAGGTATTTTTGAAACCTGCGCAAGCAATTGAGTTCATTGCCTTGGATTTCATCATCACGGATTCAGGAGCTTCTTTTGCAGATTAGTAAGAAACTTTTGATAAGCAACACTATTTAATATAGGTATTTAAGGAGAAATAAAAATATGGGATTTTGGACAGACAGTACTTTGGAGCCAAAACGATCACATCGATGGTTGTTTTTCGCTAGAAACTCTCAGCTAGAATCATTTGTGATCAAGTCAGTGGATAAGCCAGGTTTCTCTATCAATGAAACTTCTCATAATTTTTATGGACATTACTTCTATTATCCTGGTCAGTTGACTTGGGACGAGATTAGTGTTACCCTTGTCGATCCTGTTGATCCTGATAGCTCGCATGCGTTGATTAAAGCCTTGACCAGGTCTGGATATAGACCGCCATCCGAACAGCATAAGGAAGGCAACCTGTTCACCATCTCTAAAGCGGAGGCGGTAGATGCTCTTGGCCCGAGAATTCAAATTGAGCAACGCGGCGCAGGCAATGATAAGCTTGAAACTTGGAGTTTTATCAACCCATGGATTAAGAGTGTCAAGTTCGGTAGCTTAGCTTATGATTCTGATGCCATGCTTGATATCTCGATGACAATTCGTTATGACTTTGCTGAATTTGAAAAACATTAAAAGTTTAACATACAAAAGAAATCTGTTATAATAGTATTGAACGAGGTAAACTATGACAGTTAGAAATAATGAGGACAGAGTTGGCGCCATTCCGCCAACGCCACCTCCGCCGTCTCTGGAACAGCCAAGAGCCCAAAATGAACCAACCTTCAGTTTCACTACTCCTACAGAATTTGTGGAACTGCCTTCTTGTGGTAAATATTATTCTGGTGAGCATCCTTTATGCGGCGTCGACACGCTTGAAATTCGATACATGACAGCAAAGGATGAAGATATTTTAACTTCCAGATCTTTATTGAAGAAAGGGGTTGCAATCGAAAGAATGTTAGAAAACATTCTCATTGATAAAAGTGTTAACGTTGATGATTTACTGGTGGGAGATAAAAATGCGCTGATTGTGGCGGCAAGAATAACCGGTTACGGAGAAAACTATGAAACCAAAATTACTTGTCCGGCGTGTGCCGAAGTTGTGGGCTACACATTTGATCTCACCGATAAAAAGATAAACGTTGGTGGGGAACTTACAGATTATAATGTTAGAGAAACAGAGAGTGGGACATTTTTGATTGAACTCCCGGTATCTAAAATTACTTTGGAAGTAAGGTTTTTGACCGGTCATGACGAGAAGAAGCTAGCACAAATTGCTGAACGAAGAAAGAAACATAATTTATCGGAAGCTGTTTTGACAGACCAATTTAGGTTGATGATTATGTCCGTCAATGGGGACAGCAAGATGGAAACAATTGGTTCGTTTATCGATGCGATGCCAGCACAAGACTCTAGACATCTCAGACTTATGTACTCTACAATAATGCCCAATGTCGAGTTGAATCAATCATTCACATGTTCTTCGTGCGCATACGAAGAGGAGGTAGATGTCCCGTTTACGGTGGACTTTTTTTGGCCTAGACGATGAGTACATCGAATCTGTTTACGAACAGTTTTTCTATATGAAATATTATGGTGGGTGGAGCTTTACAGAAGCTTACAATCTCCCTTTGAAGGTGAGGAACTGGTTCGTTAATAAACTGACAGAACAACTTAAAATGGAACATGACGAAATGGAAAGCACGACTCGTCAGAGTAAAAACAGCTAAAAGTAATATAAATAACTAATTATATGTGACACTTTTGGAGAACAACAATGAAGGACCTTCGTGAAGAAAAACTCTCTACGGTTATAGAGATCGATCTGAGTGCAGCCCGCCGCGGAAAGCTTAATGAGAACTACTTGGAATCTTTTGGAGCACAAGTAGCGATTGCTTTAGAAAGGATCTTGGCTGGTGGCAAAGGAGGCCTCAATCTTACTGGTAATAAATCAGAAATTCAGTCCTTTGTAGACGCGTTAACTTCTGAAGGTGATTATATTGGCAAATATCAACAGTTTGGTTTAAACAACCCAAGCACTTTACAGAGCGCAAGCAATTTGAATAATGCAGTTCGACAGTTCGAAGCACAAACAGGCTTAGTTTGGCCTCTGAGATAAGGAACGAGATAAATGGCTAACGGAACTCCAGATCCAGCTCAGCTTCAACTAATAAATCAACTCCAGGCTCAGTACATGGACAGCCTTAACCAACAAATTAAGGCACAGCAGGAGATTCTTGCTCTACAGGGCAAAGAAACAAATGCGTATAGCCAAGCGTTAGCTAGATTACAAGCTGTTACAAAAGAAAGACAAGAGTTGATTAGACTTTATCAGTCTGGCAGCGCGATATTACAGAAAGAAGCCGAACACATTGAAGCGATTCTCAACAATACGCAACGTCGTCTTTCTATGACTTCGGAAGAAGTTGCAAAGTTACAACAAAAATTACAACTGATTACTCAAATTCAGGGCGTAAGTGAAGCTACCCGAACACAACAAGCTAGATTACTTTCAGTACAGATACAGTCAACCATTGAGCTGGGAAAGCAGGCCGCGGCCTTTCAGGGACTAGCAAGCAAATTAGGCGGTCTAGTTGGCATTGGCACCAACTTTAATCAAACTGTTCTTGGCGGAATGGCCAACGCTGTTGGAGGCATTGCTCACCAATTACAGAATATAGTAAGTAGTTATCAGGGTATTGGAAGTATAGCCGGCCCATCTGTTGCTGTCGCCAACAAAGCAATGGGGTTTTGGGCCTCGGCCACTGAACAGTTGATGGTCATACAAGATGGCCTTCGTGCTAAATTCTTTGCTTCTACGGGCGCCGCCGATAGATTTGGAAGCTCTGTAATACAAACGTCCACTGCTTTGAAAAATCTAGGTTTAGATACACGTGCAGCAGGTGCTGCTCAAGCCGAGCTTTATAAT